ACCAATGGTTCTTATATACCTTACTATTGTATTCACTATACTATCTTTTTTCGATGGTAATGTAGGTGAATTTAAAATAGCAGAGCAATATGTACCGATATTCCAGTCGTTACTTATAACAGTATACGGCGCTTACTTTGTAGGGCGTACGTGGGAAAAATCAAAAAAAATAAATAATAATAAATAATTATGGGACAATACGGAAATCAACCGGACTTTGCAGTAAAAGCTGTTTCAGTGAATGTAGCTGCTGGTGTAAGCGGTCTTAATTCTGCTGCTTTGTATATTGGTACAAGCGGTGATTTAGAAGTTCAACCAGTTGGTAACGCTGTAGGTAGTACAGTTGTGTTTAAGAATATACCTAGTGGTAGTTTTTTACCAGTGATAGTTTCAGCTATTATCTCAGGAGGTAATTCTACAGCACAGGACGTTATAGCATATTACTAGTAGTATATGGGTTTAACCACTAAAGAGATCGGTTCTAGCTCTTTCAACGATATGATAAGTAGCGTTGATAGAAGAAGTGAATACGTAGAAAATAGAGCTGGAGCAAACGTAAGGCTCAATAACTTTTTAACGCCATACACGCTGGATAATAAATCTAGTATTTTAAACGCGCCTTGCGGTTACAGTAATGGCATGTATGCTAGTTTAAGGCCTGTTCAAACTATTGGTCCTGAATTAGTTACTAATGGCGATTTTGCAACTGATAGCAATTGGACTAAAGGAACTGGTTGGTCTATAGCAAATGGAAAAGCGTCGAGAACAGCGCAGAGTGGCTCAACTGCTTGTGACCAAAGTATATCTTTGATAGCAGGTAAAAAATATAAAATAGTATATACTTTAACAATAAGCGCAGGTAGTTTTAATGTAAGATTTTCAGGAACTACAAACGTAAACGGTTTATCAAGAACAACAAGTGGAACTTATGTTGATTATTTAGTAGCAGCAACAGGTAATAATACATTTAGATTAGTTGGTGCAAATGGAAGTTTTGTTGGAAGTATTGACAACGTATCAGTAGTAGAAGTTCTAGGCAACAAACCACGTATTGATTACACAGATTCACTTACATCCCCTAGTTTTTTGTTAGAACCACAGTCAACGAATTTAATACCTTATAGTGAGGGTTATAGTCAATGGACTTGGGGTGGAAATTCAAACCCAAATAACACTACAAGAGTTGATAATCAATCTTCTCCTGATGGTGGGTTAAACGCAAGTTTATTTACAAGAAACAGTGGAACAAGTGGCTGGTTTTCTCCACAAAACATAACAGTTTCTTTAAACAATACATTTACTTATTCGATATTTGTTAAAAAAAATAATTCAAGCACCATTACGCTTCTAAATGTAAGTAACTCTCCACAAAGCAAAGTTGTATATGATATAGATTTAAATACTTTTACAACAGAAACAAACGCAACAGGTAACTCTTTAAACTATGGCAATGGTTGGTATAGAATATCAATGACTTTTGAGCATACAAATAGCGGTGGTACGAGTGCGCAAATTAGACATACATTAGAAGAAGGAAAATCAATGTTTGTTTTTGGCTCACAAGCCGAACAAAAATCCTTTGTCACTTCATACATACCAACAAGCGGTTCTACAGCGACACGCGCGGCTGAAACTTGTAATGGCGCAGGAAATGCATCTACGTTTAATGATAGCGAAGGGGTTTTGTATGTTGATTATAAAATAGTAAATCAAGTTGCTTCGTTTCCGCAAATACAATTAACAGATAGTTCATTACAAAATCAAGTCTCTTTTTATACTTATAACAATACATTGCAATTTTTTATTAAAAGTAACAATGTCAATACTATATTATCTTCAATAAGTGTATCTGAAAACGTAGATTACAAATTTGCAATATCATATAGTTATGCGGAAACATCAATATTTTTGAATGGTGTGAAACAAGGTAGTTATTTAAATAAAAATATGCCTTCTAATTTAGAAAAACTTAATATTATTACGAGTGATAATGTTACAAAATACAAAGCACTTGCAGTATTTAAAGAAGCATTAACAGACGATGAACTTCAACAACTAACAGGACCAGAGTATAATTCATTTGCAGCTCTTGCAGCAGCATATAACTACACGGTAATATAATGGCGGCAAATCCAAGTATACAATTAGGAACAGACGGTAATTGGGCTATAAAAGAAGACAATTTACTAGCGTATAAAAAAGACGGTAATAGATTTTTTAATAAAGAGTTTGATTTTTCTAGAGCAACAAGCGCAACAAGGGTAAACAAACAAGGTTTAATAGAAACAGTAGCGACAGACAAACCAAGAATTGACTTTCTAAACAACACTAAAGGGCATTTGCTATTAGAGCCACAGAGGACTAATTTAGTTCCCTATTCAGAAGATTTAACTACGAGATGGACTACTTCCGCAGCAACAATAACAGCAGATACACAAATAAGTCCTGATGGCAATCAAACAGCAGACAAGATAACAGTAACATCAAATAGTGGTGGTGTATATTCAGATAACATAACAGTTATAGCTTCGACATCTTACACTTTTAGTTTCTATGTTAAAAGGGGTACTATTTCCGATAGCGAAACAGCTTTAGCTGTAAGAAACCAAACCGCAGGTACTTTTATTAACATAGACACATCTTATTCTGCAAATGCAGATAATTGGACAAGAATTGAGCATACATTTACTACACCTGTTGGATGTACTTCTGTAAGATTATATCCTCAAAGATTAAGCAATGGTGGTCAGGGAACTATTTTTGTATGGGGATGCCAACTCGAAGCAGGAAGCGCTACTTCGTATATACCAACGTCAGGAAGTGCTGTAACAAGGAGTGCGGAAACTAACTACCAACAAAACGTAACACAAGTTATTGGTCAGTCAGAGGGTACAATGTACATTGAATTTGTACCTAAAGACACATCAGCCACGCAAATACTTTATCAAGTAAGAAGCAGTAGTGGCACTATCGGTCAAATAGATATACGTTTAACAGGTGGTAATATAAGCACTTTAGCCAATGATGGTGGTTCATCTCAATTTAGTATGGGTTTCACATCTTATTCAGCAGGAACTACATATAAAGTAGCGGTAAGATACAAACTTAATGACAGTAAAATTTATATAAACGGTTCATCTGTTGGAAGTGATACATCTTGTAGTTTTACAGGTTCATCTCTCGACCAAATTAGTTTTGCAGAAAATTTAACATCTCTTGTACCTGTTGCAGATATATTAGACGCAAGATTATATGATACAGGTTTATCAGACGCAGAATTACAAGCATTAACAAGTTAATTTAATACAATGAAATATATATTTAAGAAATATGAGTTTGAAACTCAAGAGTTAGCACCAAAAGGCAATAACATTAATAACATAATTATATAAAAAATGTACATTTACAAAACAAATTTTACAACAGAAGCAGAAGGCAAACAAGTCTTAATTGACAAAGGCGTCTGGGAAGAAGTAACAGAAGAAGGTGTAACTCAAATGGTGTATATTAACGGAACTAGAGCTGTTGTTAACATTGGCAAAATTGTAAAGACACCTGGAACTTACGGACCTGATGGGCATGAGATAACCCCACCTGTATATTATGATGGTTGGGCCTATGACGTTATGAGTACTGAGGTAATTGACTTTGGAGCTAATGAAGTTTACCCAGGCGATAATGCTGCGCACTCATTCTTTGGTTGGCCAAGAAACGCAGAGGTACCACCTCCAGCACAACCAGTAGAAGAAGAGGTAATTTCCGAGTAAATAGTGTAACTATATTACTATCAAATAAATTAAATTAAATTAAATGTCAAATTCAATTACAGCTGAAGAGCTTAAAACTATTAAAGATCAACAAACAGAGTTAAGTACTGTTGTAAATCAGATTGGTCAATTAGAAGCCAACAAACATTCGTTGCTTCATAAGATTGCTGGTATTAACGAAGGTATCGAAGATACTAAAAAACAACTAGAAGAAACATACGGATCTATTAATGTTAATTTAGAAGATGGTACGTATACTGAAATCGAAAAAGAAGATGACGGTGAACTAGCTGTTGTTAAGGCAGAAGACTAATGAGTGCTGTTATAAGAAAAATCAGTATTGGTTCTGATTATAAAAATGATGCTATGCACTACTCTGTAGGCCAACAAGTTTATGGTGGCCATGAAATTGCGTATATTTTATTTGATGATCAAGATAGTTCTTATAATATTCATATAAAGAAAAACAACGAGGTATTGCCGTGGAAGAAATTTAATTCTCACATGGCAGTATCTGTTGAGTATGATTTAGAATATTAATGAAAAGTGTATATGATTTTATCATAAAGCCAGTGGGTAAGGTTTATGATAATTCTATAGATGTAGATGGCAAAGAGCTTTTACTAAACACTAGTATTGAAAAACATAAGTTTGTAAACAACAAAGCTATTGTAGTTTCAACGCCACTTGCTTTTGATACGCCTATAGAAGAAGGCGATGAAATTATAGTTCATCATAATATCTTTAGAAGGTATTATAACATGAAAGGTAAAGAGGTTAACAGTAGTAAGTTTTTTAAAAACGATCTTTACTTTTGTCAAATAGATCAAATATATTTATATAAAAAAATATACAAATGGTATGCGTTTGCTGATAGATGCTTCGCTATGCCACTTGAAAATAATAATGATCTAGAGCTCGATAAAGAGCAAAAGCTTATTGGTATACTAAAGTATGGTAATAAGTCCTTAGAAGCTAAAGGAATAAACGAGGGAGATACTGTAGGCTTTACACCTAACAGTGAGTTTGAGTTTATTGTAAATGACCAGCGGCTTTATTGTATGAAATCAAATGATATTGTAATCAAGTATGAGCACCAAGAAAACCAAGTTGAATATAATCCAAGCTGGGCAAAAAGCAGTTGAGGAATTAATAAAGGTAGCTAAAGAACCTATTGTAGATTCAGATGATGACATATCGGCTGATCGTTTAAAGAACGCGGCTGCAACAAAAAAGTTAGCTATATTCGATGCGTTTGAAATACTTAACCGCATTGAAGAAGAAAAAAGTATGCTTGAAGATAAATCAGGTGATAGCAAACAAAAATCTTTTCAGGGTTTTGCAGAAGGTAGATCTAAGTAATGTACAAGCAAAGTTTATTTACTGTACTTACAGATCACGTAAAACCTCACGTGCTTAAAAGAAATAATAAAAGCAAAAAGTGGGAGTACGGTTATAACAAAGAACACGACATAGTCGTTATAAGTAAGACTGGTCAAATAGGTGATGTATATGAAATACAAAACCTTAAAATAGCATTACCACCTTTTAAAGGTAAACTAAATAAGGATAAGGACAAATGGTCTAGAGAAGAATATCCTAAAGAATTAAATAAAATAAAAAGTGTATTTGAGTGGAATAAATACCCGGAGCACTTTAAAGAAAGATGGTATGAGTATATTGACGAAGAGTTTAAGCGTCGTGATGAAGGTTACTGGTTCAATAACAAAGGTGTTGCTACTTATCTTACTGGTACTCACTACATGTACTTGCAGTGGAGTAAGATTGATGTTGGGGCAGCAGACTTTAGGGAGTCAAACAGATTATTCTTTATATTCTGGGAAGCTTGCAAAGCAGACACGAGATGCTACGGTATGTGCTACCTTAAAAACAGAAGATCTGGATTTAGTTTCATGGCATCAGGGGAAACTGTTAACCTTGCAACAATATCAAGCGATGCAAGATTCGGTATCTTATCAAAATCAGGGGCTGATGCTAAAAAAATGTTTACCGACAAGGTAGTACCGATATCAATTAACTACCCTTTCTTTTTTAAACCAATACAGGACGGTATGGATCGTCCTAAAACAGAATTAGCCTACAGAGTACCAGCTTCAAAGCTAACTCGTAGAAAGCTAGATCAAGGTGAAACACCTGACGAAGTAGTAGGGCTTGACACTACTATTGACTGGAAAAATACAGGTGACAACAGTTATGATGGTGAAAAACTAAAACTGCTTGTGCATGATGAATCAGGTAAATGGGAAAGACCTGATAACATACTGAACAACTGGAGGGTTACAAAAACCACCCTTAGATTAGGTAGCAGGGTTGTAGGTAAGTGTATGATGGGTTCAACGAGTAACTCTCTTGATAAAGGTGGAGGTAATTTTAAAAAATTGTACTATGCATCAGATGCTACCAAAAGAAACCGCAATGGACAGACTAGCTCAGGATTATATTCTTTGTTCATACCTATGGAATGGAACTACGAAGGATTCATTGATACTTATGGACACCCTGTCTTTGATACGCCGGCAAAATCAGTTGAAGGCTCAGATGGATTACAAGTTGAAGTAGGGGTTATAAACCACTGGGAAAACGAAGTTGATGGTTTAAAAGGTGATCAGGATAGTTTAAACGAATACTATCGCCAGTTTCCCAGAACTGAGCAGCATGCTTTTAGAGATGAAACAAAACAATCTTTATTTAATCTAACTAAAATATACGAGCAGATAGATTATAACGAAGAATCTGATAACTCTAAATTAGTAACAAGAGGAAATTTTATGTGGAGCGAAGGTGTTAAAGATACTATAGTAAACTTTATACCTAGTACTAATGGAAGGTTTTTAGTTTCATGGGTACCACCTGCAGAATTACAAAATCGTGTAATAATAAAAAATGGAGTTAAATATCCTGGCAACGAGCATTGCGGTGCTTTCGGGTGTGACTCATACGATATATCAGGTACAGTAGATAATAGAGGATCTAACGGAGCTCTTCACGGGCTTACAAAATTCTCTATGGAAAACGTACCGGCTAATATGTTTTTTTTAGAATATATATCAAGACCTCCAACGGCTGAGATATTCTTTGAAGATGTACTAATGGCATTACACTTTTACGGTATGCCAATATTAGCAGAAAATAACAAACCAAGACTTTTATATTATTTAAAACGTAGAGGTTATAGAGCTTTCTCAATGAACAGACCGGATAAATTAAAACTGTCTGTAGCGGAAAGAGAGATAGGTGGAATACCTAACTCATCAGAAGATATTAAGCAAGCTCACGCTGCTGCTATTGAATCTTACATAGAAGATCACGTTGGGCTTAAAGAAACTATGTACGGTAATATGTACTTTCAAGAAACGTTAGAAGACTGGTCTAAGTTTAATATAAACAATAGAACTAAGCACGATGCTTCTATTAGTTCAGGCTTAGCAATAATGGCTTGTAAT